CTCCGATGTTAACTCCTGTAATTGACTTTATATTCTCCGCTATACTGAATAATTCCGTTGTGGCAATGGTAAAGGCTACCATGTAGGTAATGTTAAATGGCAGTTGAAAGGTCAACCTTGCCCCTTCGAAAATCATAATCCCACACAAGTAAACAAGGCACTTTTGCGATGTTCTGTATAAACCCTTGCTTGTTATTTCTTCGCCCCTTTTCTTGGCAGCCATGATTCCAGTAACTGTGTCTGCAAAGACAACAAAGACGGTAAAGATTAGGAAGGATTTGATAGGAATGATGAAGGAAGCAATCAAGCCGCAGCATAAAGAAAAGGCAATGAACTCATAGCCTTGGTAGAATAGCTTTAGTATTATTGATTTCATGTTATAAGTTTAAAACAATCAAATAAAAACTTCCAGATGCTGGATTAGCTGAAGATGATGAATAATTATTAAATCTAACTGTAACTGTATTTGTAGAAGAAACCCATGCGCTATATGATGTGTTTGCTACAACAGAAGCATTTGGAACTCCTAATAATACCGGTGTTCCTGCAACAGCACCTGTTACTGTTGCTGTTAAATCACTTGATGACTGTGCGCTTGTGCTTGGAAAATCCATAATTGCTATTGTTTTATAGCTATCTAAACCTAAAAATCCTGATGTAAATTTAATTCCATCAGAAACACCAATTTCACCAATTGCATTACTACTATTTACACCAAGAATATGAGTTAAAGATGATGTTGTAGCCATTGTACCTACACTTGCACCTCCTGTTAATGTGCTAAAACCAGTAACATTTAAAGCTGAACTACCATTTATATCTCCTGCAAATGTTTTAGCGCCTCCAAATGTTTGCGTTGTTGCACTAACTACTCCAGTTGTAGCACTTCCTGCAAGAGCCATAGAAATTACTGGTGTTGTTGTCGTTGTTGCAACGCTTAATCCATTTGCAGGACTTCCAGCCGTAACACTTGTAACCGTTCCATTTCCATTACCTGTCCCTGCGCCAATAGCAGTTCTGAAATCTGTAGCACTTAATGCGCTCACTGTATTATCAGCATTAAACCTTGGGAAAGTAATAGCAGAAGGATTGGTTAAAGTAAACATACTTTGTCCAATAGTTGTACCTCCCAAATCACTACGCATTCCATCGGCTGCCCTTTGGCTAACCGTGTTATCTGCATTATATCGTAAAAATGAAATTGCTCCTATATCTGTTAAAGTAAAAGTATTTGCACCTCGCACCGTTGCGCCTAAAGCAGTCCTTGCTGCAGAGGCAGATGTTGCACCTGTGCCTCCGTTTGTTAAGGCTAATGTTCCACCTAATGTAACTGCACCAGATGTTGCAGAGGATGGTGTAAATCCTGTACTGCCTGCACTAAATGTAGATACACCTGTTGAAGATGTCAAATAGGTTGAATTATCATAAGTTATATTTGTTCCGCTTGCTTTTACAAAACCAGTACCATTTAACTTCGTTTGGTACGTCGAAGCTGCAACTCCTGACCTTAAATAATTTGTAAGCATGGAAGCCGTATCGCTTACCAAAAGTGCTGCAGTTGTGTCTCGCCAAATACCTTCACTACTTTTATAATACAAACTTGCATTACTTGCAGGAGATGTAATTAACACATCATGCAATTCATCTAATTCTAAACCATTTTTTATTTTAACAAATAATTCTCCTGAACCAGCATTAGTTTTAACACAAACACCAATATAAACACCGTGATTAGGTGCTTGTGGTTTTGTTGATGTTAATCCTCCTGCAACTGTTGGAGATAAGTAAACCGCAGAATCCTCTGTTAATGCTGATGTATTTATTCCTGTAATTAATCCTTCTGTAATGACATAGCCACTTGCATTATCTGCTATGCTTTCAGCCACTATACCAAATGTATTTGCCGATGTTGGATCGCTTGTTGCAAGTGCCTTGGCTGCCGTTATTCTGTTTCCCTGGCTACCTGACAAATAAACCGCAGTACCCTTAGATAATGTTGAGCCAGTAACATTGCTTACTCTTTGATGTAGTTGCTGCCCTATTACATTGGTGACATTTCCACCTTTTAGACCTTGTATTAAAGAGCCTTGCGTGTCATTGTATTCTACCTCACCAACTCCCACTGTGCCATCCTTGGCAGTGTTAAAGGTAATGGAATCAAATGGCATAGAAACACCTTGAATTATTACAGTATCTGAATTGTTAAACTTCCATCCTCCTTTAGTCTTAATGTAACTAAATAAGACATTGTTTACTGTATCAAATAAATGGTAAGCATTATTAATAGTAGAAGGTTTTAATGCCGTTGTATCGCTCGACCTTCCTCTAAAAACCAATCCATCTCCAGTAGTCTGGAAACCTAATCTTTGCTTGTTGCCAGTTGCTGGGTACTGGGCAAAAGCCATGCTGCAGGAAAGTAGGAGCAGGATTATCAGGCCTTGCCTTTTTTTGGGCAGTTTAATTTTATCAACAACACCACCTATTAACTTCCTGCCAATGCCCATAACAAGTTCCTGGGCTAAAACCTTGCCTATATTTGCAATGGCTTTTAAAAACTTCCTTTCTTTCTTTGGTGCTTCTATTTTTTCCATTAGTTTATAATTATTGCAAAGATAATATAATTTGCGCCATCATAATGGGTATCGCTGTCAATGGTAATTGTATCTGGCTGAGTAATTGTGTATTGTGATCCTATGAGCTTCTGCCCATTTTGATAGACTTGTATAGATGCATCTGTATTTGTTGTTGGCAGCACACCATTATTTTTTGTGTAGGTAAGAACATTGGATGATGTAGCTAGAAATTCTTCTGAAAATATATTAATTAAGGACCCTGTAACTGTCACATTATTTATTGATTCTGTTACATTATTATTAACTACTCCTCCGCTCCCTGCATTGTTTGCTACCTGAGCATAATCGCGAGGCTTTGATATAACTGTACGTTCTGTAAAACTAGGCATGATCATCAATTTTAAAATAATCACCTCTCCATATATCTGTATTTAAATCATATAAACCTCTTTCAAATACATAGTAGCCAGATGAATATTCAATGACTTTGTGAGGCAGATAAACATTGTCAATGGATAGATTTTGGAATGGCATATCAATCATTCTTGGAAGAGGTCTTAATTGCCCTTTGATTACTTCGTTAACAAGAAGCTGCGTAACTGCGTTGAAGCCTTGACCGGAAGCAACATCCCATGTATTACTTAATTTATATGTGCCAGCATCTTCTTTAACCTTTAACGCTCCATTTGTTGTTGCCGATATGCCATCGCCCAGGTATGTGTCTAAATCAAATACTACAGAAGATTTCTCATCATTATCTGATCCATATTCTTTTATATCTGCCTGACCTCCTATAGTTCCATCTGGAAGAAATTCTAAATAATTATTCACTATTGTATAGGATAATGCATAATCATTTATAATATTAGTCCCTGTTTCATTTCGCATTTCTTTTAAACGCATTGACCAAACATATTCACCAGTTTCCGGAATATTTAATGTGTCAAAAGAAATTGTTTTATTAACTACAAAAGCAAGATCATTATATACAGTTTCTACATTAAATTCATATTCCGAAGCTGATGTTTCCCAACTTGCTGCGTCAAGTTGAAAATTAAATCCTGTTGTATAATTAACCAGTCTTTTTAAATAATAATTCTCTTGCTTAACTTCTAAAGCAGTTATTTTTCCAGTAAAGGCTGGAGATGTAATGCTATCTAATTTTAATGTATTTGTATTTGTTGATTCAATAATATATTCATAATCGCCAGATTCAGTTATTGTTTTTGTTACTCCTCCTAAACGCAACCTTAATTGACCTGTATTATCTAATTTAACTTTTATTTTAACGTAATACTTTCTATTAGCAGTCACGCTAAAAGTTGTGTAATAAGCTTCTGTAGCAGCCAATGTTCCTTCCAATATTCCATCAGCAATAAGCCATCCACTGCCTAATGTCCAGTTAGCACTTGCAAAGCCTTGTAATGGGAAAGAGTTTACTATGGATGCTAATTTAACGGCAAACACAAGTTGATATGGAGCAAAATTAGCAGGTGTTAAAGCTGAT